GTATAAGCTTCGTACTCTTTTGCAAAGGCATAAAAAGCAAATGGTTTATCTGCATCATTCCACCATGTATCAGTCAGTGGGTCTTTTGCAGTCGATAATATTCTATCGTGATTATCTTTGACCCATTGTACTCTTGTTTCAATATCTTCTTTGTCTACTTCACCAAAAGTATTAGCACCATAAATAAATAAATGGTGTTCACTATCCTTTATTCTCTTACCAAATTTAAAAGTTAATAAAGTTCGTGACCAGTCTGCACCCTGTGGATTTAACAGTGCAGGCTTTGGATATATTCTCCACCTAAAATCATATTGATGTGGAAAATACAATGATTTATCTAGGTATAACTTAGCAATGTTTAATATCTGATTACATTGTATGAACTTAGATTTCTGTTGATGTCTTAAGTCATAGACTTTGTTTGCTTGTCGTTTGTAATCACGCAAGCTTTCTTTATTAGTAGCTATGTCAAAAGGCTTTGGTGGTAGTTCAATCGTTTCAGGATTAACAGGTAGTTTGCCTAGTGCATAATTATTTCTAAGACAAGTATCAACTAATTCATAGACAGGTTTGTTGATAGCCCACTCTGTTTCCTGAATGATATTGATTGCGTCATAAACATCAGGCATCTCATGTGCAATGTTTTTTAGTTCTTCTAAGTAAGCCCTATTCCTTTGTTTTTGCATGTTGTAATGCATGTTTCACCTCTTCCACTTTGTTTTCTTCGTTATATTTTTTCCCGTAGTAACCGCCTGTGAATGGATTATCCCACTTACGAGGTGGCATTATCATTGGCATGAAGTCAGGGTGTAAGGCTTCATTAGAAATATTAAAGTTTCTAATTTCCTGAATTGTTTTATCGGTAGCTTCTACATATCGGATAGATTTATTCTTATAAATTTTCTTTAATGGAATATTAATCAGTCCAACTATCTTTAAGAAGTAAACCATTTTAGTACCCAAGTGTACCTTGTCAGTCTTGTTCCACTTTAAAAAATCCATTTGATTTTTATTCATAAAGTAAACCCATACATTTTTCTTATACATGTATTTGTTTTCTGATTGAGGTATAGACTTTGATGAGTTCAGCTTTTGTGAAACTCTTGAATACAATGATTTATCTTTAGCCATAAAGTAAGTTATCCTTGCTTCCATTTCTAAAGCATTACCAATCTTAATACTTAATCGGTTTAGTGTTTGTCTATTTGAGATACCGTCTATGCAATTCTTAATAATAATTAGTGCAACCTTATCCCAAATTCTTGGTACATCATTCTTCAGTTCTTGGTTATCAAAGTGTTTATGTTCTAAACATTGACATACTAATTTAATAGCAGTTTGATGTCTTCCTGCTTGACCTTGTAAGGACTTTGTAACCCAGTCATGTATCATCTTTGATAAGATATCTACATACTTCTGTTGGAATACTATCCCATGAAGAGTTGTACTTTCTTGACCCTTCGCTTTGGCATTGTTGATTTGTTTATTGAACTTGTCGATACCGCCACGCATCATCATTTGTTCTAGTTCAAGTTCTTCTTGTATTTTCTTAGAGTAATTATCATCATCACGATACTTACCCCCCACACCTACACGCATGAGTTCTTGTAGTTGTTCTTGGATTTGATTATCCATTCGTTCTCCTTAGTGTTATGCACTAAAACATAGTTGCACACCCCTGACACAATTATGTTACACAAAATAGTGCATCATTTATTTTTCATTGGGTGGTAAAAACAAGTGTGTAAGCCTTGATTTTACTTACCTTATGCAGTGTTGCATGTACTAGTGATGAAAGTATTATTTTTTGAATATAGTGAACTCTCAATCTCTAGTATTTACAGCACTTTTTTGTTGAGCATTGTAACAAACTGCACCCAATGTAACAGTTTGTGCAACAAAACTTTTTGTTTTGGTAGGAGTAGTGAGACTTGAACTCACACGACCTAAGTCATTGGTTTTTGAGACCAACCTGTCTACCAATTTCAGCATACTCCCACACTCATAGGTACTTATAATCATTTATATCCCCTTTGAAAAGAGTTTAGAGTATCTGCTATCTTAGACTTCATGCTATCCGTAGGTTTAGCATAGTAAGTCAACGTAGTTTTAATATCTTTATGACCTAGATAATACTGTACTGATTTAATATCTAGGTTAGCTTCGACTAATCGTGTTGCTGTTGTATGTCTTGTCGTATACGGAACATATTCAGATGACAGGTTAGCTAGCCTTCTATAAAAATCCCACTTATGTCTGATAGTATTTTTATTATAAAGGAATAACTTCTGGTCTTGTCTCTGCAATGCACTTAATCTTTTACGTTTAAAGATATCTATCATGCAATGAGTTAACTGTATCTCAGTCCATACTCCAGTCTTAGTCCGATAAAATCGTAACCAATAATTATTATTCTTTTGAGTAACATCACTGAGGGTCAAAGCAAAGATTTCACTATGTCTTTGACCCCCTTCGATAGCCCAGTTGATGAAGTCCGCAAAGTCTTGGTCATCATTGACAAGACAAGCTTTCAATAAGTCAGCTTGTTGGTCAGGATATAACACAGGCTTTGGCTTGCTCTCACCTACAGGTAGGTTTCTGATAGTGGGAACATTATGACGTTCAATCAACCGTCTATCACAGGCATACTCAAACATGACCCTGAGTAAGCCCAATCTTTTATTCACTGATGAATTATTAGAAGTGCCAACTGCATTTCTTTCTTTAATGTATTCACCACATGCAACTTTAAACTGTTCTACTTTTTCAAAAGTAATTTGATTAACTTTGACATCTCCAAAAAATCTTACCAAGTCTTTGTAATATATTTCTTGAGCATCACGACTAGCTAGCTTTTGAAACCTTGTAATGTCTAAGGCATGGTACAGTTCTGACAAAGACAGTGGAGTATTAAGTTTATGTTTAGTAAAACTTTCCTCTCCACCGCTACTCACTTTGTCATGCAATGATTGTTTAATACTGATTGCTTCTTGCAAAGCTTTAAAAAATTCCTGCTCATATTCTTTCGTAGAATAATGGTCAGGTAAGTCTAGCTTTACTGTAGCAAACTGTCTGGCAATCTTGTCACCATGTCGTTTAGATTGATTGACCTGTAAGGTACGTTCATCTCGTAGACGTATTCCTTTAGGTAATGGTATTTTCATTAAAGGTTTATGAACCATTCGCAACCAATCTCTCGACCACCTTAGAAGGTAATGTGTCTAAGTCTTTGCCTTTTACAAATATATCTTTTGCTTTCTTTCCTTCAGATGTCAGTGCAACAAAAGTATATTTACTCGTAAAAGGATTACGGACATATTTAACTAACTCTAATTCTTCAGCTAAATATTTTAATGTTCTTGATAGAGATGACTGCATGATGTGCCAACCGTACATCTTGTGATATCGTTCAGCTATCGTTTTAGTATTCATCTCTTCTGCTTTTGTGACTAGCAACACTTTAAAAATCATGTAGTAATGCATAGGCACACCGTTAGAATGAAGTATTCTATTCTTCTTCAATTCAACGTCTTGTATTCTATCAATAAACCACCTTGTCAGTTGGAAACTATTGATAGTTTTACTTTTGTGCATGGATATCCCCCTGTTTATCACCAAGTATTTGTAAGTGGTGATATGTGTATACCTGATTTTTATAATTAAATAGGTTTACAATTTTGTCGCTTTCCATTTCAGCAGGTGTTTTCAAACCTAACTCTTTGTGAAAGCCTTCGTGTTTGTAATAAGAAATAAGAACAAGATAATTAAATATTCTTAGTCTTCTTACTAACTCATGGTTATCACACTCATAATACTTTTTGTATTCAAACCATGTATGGTTACGAGAATAAAAGTTAATACTGTCATATTGTTCTCTTAAGTCTTGAACATCATAACCATACCAACCTTTTACATTTCGTTTGTCTTTAAAGTTGTAGGCATACATAACTGCTCTTCTATACGCACACCAAAGTCTAACCAATAATGTTAATATATATTTCATACCTTACCTACTTCCTTTCCTTGTTAAAAATATAGTCATGCAATGAGTAAATGCAAGACACCTATCCCATACTCTAGTGCATATTGTTGGGGATAACTTCTCAATATTTATTTGCATCTTCTAGCCTTTCTTGATTGTTTTTGTAGAAATCAGATGTCATCAACTTCAACACCCTTTGTCTTTCTTTCCTGCGGTGTCTCTCTTCCTTTTGAATTTGTGCCACCGTTTTTGGATTTAACTTAATGCTGTTTCTACTCGGCATTTAATCCTCTCTTTCTTAGTGTTAATGATGCAATGAGTAACAGGTATTGGAGCAGTTTATTTGCAAGAGACACTAGACCCAATAATTTAAGCAAGACGTAACACAAACTGTTATCCTTTCTTAAATGACTATAGTTAATATACTCACCTGCTACTCATTTCTCTTAAGCTATAAGCCTAAGCCCAAGCCCTACTGAAAGGGCTTAGGTTTAAGTTTATTCTTCTAAAAATTCGACTAATGCGTTAACCTTGTTGCTGACTTTCAAAGAGTTGTTTATTCCGTCTTCAACACCTTCTTTGTAGCCTTTTTTATAAGCTTCTTTCTCAACAACATCTATGAACGCAAGAAATAATTCTTTTTGTTCACCCATTTTGTCAGCTTTTTTGCGTAACCCTTTAATGGTTAAGGTCTTTAGCTTTTCATATACTTTTGTTGTCATGTATACCTACGTCTTTCTCTTAAGCTTCTAGGCTTAAGCCTAAGCCCTGAGTCGGGCTTAAGTTTAAGTCTATCTAATTGCAATGATGTAGAACACTACCGCATATATGTAGAGAAAAATAAATATAGATATTAAGTTAATCTTTGTTTTCATTTTCATGCTACAACCACTCCTGTTTTATTGCGTACCCGTCATCAAATAAAATGCCTGATAAGGTATAAATAAGGTGAAAGCCCATATCCATTCCACAACCCCCCACTCTTATTCCGTTAGGGTTGCCATATTTGTTCTTTGCCTGTTTCCAATCTAGTGCAATAGAAATTAATCTAGTCCAATCTAATGCAGTGTCCTGCTTTAATTGTCTAACTTTGATGTGTCTGGTCATGCCACTTGATGAGACATGCATTAATTGAGTAAAAAGGACATCACCTTTTTTCAGGACTTCACGAAGTCTCTGTATTGCTTCTTGTTTTTCTTGTTCTTTTATTGTCATGTTTACCTACGTCTTTCTCTTAAGCTATAAGCCTAAGCCCAAACCCTATTAAAAGGGTTTAGGTTTAAACTTAATTAAATTCGTATTTCTGCTCTAAATTATTAATGAAAGCATCAAGCCAGTCTTTGCCAACTTGTACTGTGTAATCGGATATATTTTCAATGCAGGATTTGTCCTCGTACTGCTCTATATATCTTACATACTGACCGTCATTAAAAATGACATCAACACAGTTAAAATAGTCTTCAGCTTCTTTTACTGTGTCTTTGACATTATCTGTGTACTGCCAGTTATCGTAGTCATCATAATCATCATTGTTAGGATAGACGTTTTCTTTTGATACCTGCAAAAGCCATTTAAGATTATTCTTTTTGGCTTCTAATAAAACAGCACGCAAAAGGTTTCCTTTATAGATTGGTTTTTCCATTACAGAACCCCCTGTGCATGCATTTTTAAAATTTCAAGACCTGCCAACAATACAAAAGCAATAAGTCCTGCACTTGTGAAGCATAAAAACATAGCTAAAAAAGTATTCATTCTTCTATACTTCTTAGAGTTTGTTCTAAGTTTTAATTGATATGGTTTTAAGGTTGTCATGTTTACCTACTTTCTTTTAACAATATACAAGCCTGAGTATCTACATATATGCACTGGTGTCAAGCTTTAATGTTAAACAAAAGTAAATAATTATTTAACTGGTGGCTTATCTAAAGTGTCACTTAATTATGAAAATGAAAAAACAGATAATGAGAAAGATAGAAGCCAAACAAAAAAAATTAAAAAGACATCATTAATAGATTACACATTCTTTCTAATCTGGTGCGAACTTATATTTTGCAGTGTTTCCTGCTAGCTTGTTGCATTTATTTGTTGCATAGGGTAGGTACTACCACGAAAAATCTGTAGGGAGTAGACGGGGAAAAATAAAAATTTAGCCATATACGTAAGGTTGTCACATTTTTAACCCTAAATTATTTGTCCTCAGCATCTCGCCAAGATAATATATCAGCAAACGTCACACTAAGTATATACCCCATGAAATCCTCTAAGTTACCCTCTAAGAAATCCCTCGTATGCTGTATATTTTGCTTACTCAATGTCTTCAATGGCTTCTCTTCAGTGTCCTCAAAGCTTATCTTTAAGTCTTTCATAGCCTGTATCATAGTGTTTCTAATAGCTTTCTTTGGCTTATAGTTAGAGTAAATAGAACTTAGATATAGTATTTTGTCTTTTGGCATGCTCATTCCTGACACTAGTAGTTAAACTAGTAGTTATATAACCTATGGATTTCTGACACATAGATAGAATACACAACATCATCATTATCTTAGGTTATAGTTAAAGGTTACTATTGTAAGAGTAATTGCTGTCCTTGTTCCTTCTATTAACAAGTCTAAATCCTAGAGAGAAGTAGTCTTGAATAGGTCATAACTTTAAGTTATTACTCCTATAGTGGCACTTAATTGTTTCTTATTAAAGGGGGTCTCTTTGATAAGGATTTCTTATCAATACTCTATCCATGATTGAGAGGGTGTGACACCCCAGTATTTCTCTAACTCCTCATTCAAGAGTTCTTCCCTACGGTCTTTATAGGCACTATCTTGGTCTTTACTTAATTGTTGTAGCCAATAGTGGCAACATACCTGAAAAGCATCAATTCTATCGTCATTAGCGAGAGTATTTGCACCCTTTTGTAACCTACTACATTGATAAAATAGCTGATATTTTAAGGCTTGTTCAGCAGAATAGATGCTATTGGTACTCTCATAATCGCTTTTTACTACGTTTCTATCCACGATTATACGGTGTTGTGAGAATAAAGGCTCTAAAGTATCGAGTATTCTACGGTGTTTATTAGTTGTTTGACGTATATTTTCAGTGGTACAAGGGTATTCTTTGCTTAAATAGGGCTTTAATAAGGCTTCAAACATACCTTGACCAAAGTTTTCTTCTATCAATATCTTCTTAACTTCGTGTTTTTTAGCTATTTTTGTAAGCTTATCTAACACATATTCTGTATATCCTGCATTAAATCCACCAATATCAATAAGATATATGTTACCGTTTAGAAATTTTGTAACACAATATGCTGTCTCATCTTTACCTTTACCTGAAGGGTCAATAGACATCACACACCCAGAATAAGGCAACCATTCGCCTTGTATCTGCATGGGTCTAAAATAGGCATCTCCTTGTAATCCTACATTCGGCAAGTCATTATGTTGTAACTCAGGGGAAGATGCCCAGATGACTTTCTCAGGTGCATTATCAGGATTAAGGTTCATAACGACCAAATCAGATAACTTAAGAGGATATTTATGCAAGTCAGATAAAGTAGTATCCAACTGAAACTGCATATTAAAACCTAGTCTTCCGTAACTAGCTTCTCTCTCCAGTAAATCTTTATCGTCAAATCGAGTAGGCTCTGTACTCTTTCCTATCTGTTCTGTTGACCATGTGTTTAATAATATCGGTGCAAGATTAGAACCATAACTTTTTAGTTGTTCTTCACTAGGATATCTTGCAGTCCAAAAACGTACCTTATAACCTCGTTCTTGTAGCTTATTGTAAATACTTTGCTCACACTGAGGTGTGCCTAAAAACACGATTTTAGACGTATCTAAAGGCTTTATAATAGCTTCAAACTCTTTGATAGCTTCAGAAAGCTTATCTCTCATAAACTGAGTTTGTGTATTTCCTGATGTCTCAATATCATCAGCAATAATTAAGTCTGCTCTACTACCTGTTAACTGTGATGTAATACCTAAAGACTTCACACTTGGTTGGTGAGAAGCTAAGGCAGGAGCAACATCAAAAGATATTTTAGATTGTCTTTGATTTTCTGTAGGTTTTAGGTGTAACAGTATAGGCATTTCAGACAATAGTCTTAGACAAAAGGTACTAAAGTCATCTGCTCTATTCTTACTTGCTGATACTACGAGTATATTTAAACTAGGGTCTAACAGTAATCTCCATAAGACATAAGCAGAAGTAATCCAAGATTTACCAACACCACGAAATGCTGAGATAATTATTCTATTGTTATCGCTTGCTATGTAATCAGCAATATCAAACTGAATGTTTGTTGGCTCTGGTAGATTTAGATGTTTCCAAACAAGGTATAAGAAATTTCTAAAATCTTTGAGAGCATCAGGTATTTGATGCGGTTGCATTTATCTTGAAGGGTAATTCTTCTAGTAAATCCTTAAGAGGACTATCATCAGCAGGAACAGCTTCTATGCCATTATCCTTTAAAAATTGTCTAGCAACATTGAGGTCACTAGCTTTACAGTCAGGGTCTCTGACTTTCTCAAGTAACTTTTGCGTCAACTCAGAATGTAACTGGTTGAGCAACTCTTCTTTTATGTTGGTCATAATGCTTGTAATAAATTTATAAAAAGTACGAGGAAAGCTACATAACCTGCAATACCTAAATAAAAGTGGTTCCAATTATCGTTGTTCATTGTTGTCCTATAAATGTTTTAAATAAAGCTATGATTGCACCTACAAGTCCACCAATGATTATAATAGTTCTAATTGAACCTCTTCCCATGTTGACAGCTTTCTTCAGTTCTTCAATATCTCTACTGTTCTTGTCTACCTTCTCATCTAACTCTTCTATCTTACTAAGTAGTATGTCTACTTTAGTTGAAAGAGTTTGAGTATTAGGCATGTCTTTTTAATTCTTCTTTTAGTTCGTATATAGTTTTTCTATATTCTGCCATTCTATCGTTTGCTTTTTCCAAGAGGTCTAAGGCAGTTCTTAGGGATAATCCCTGTTCTTTGTATCTTACTTCTAATGAATGGTACTGGCTTGATGTAACTTCCATTTATTTCCTTTCTTTATTTTGTTGTTTTTCTGATGTTTTTAATAAACTCTCTTCCTTGTATGACTTCGATTTCTGCTTCTACTTCGCCACACATAATTTGTACTTGGTCTGACATATTACGCATCATCTCTCGTTTCATCTTGAGACAATGACTAACATTGTCAGTAATCGTATGTTCAATTAATGCTCCACCACTAAATAAACATAAAGCTATGACTGTTTTAATCATGTCCGTTTGCTCTTATTTTGTCTTTTAACTCCTCTATATCGTTTAAGGCTTTTTCCATATCTGTTTGTAATCTCATAATATTAACCTTGTTATGAGCCATGTTTTCTAAATCTGCTGAAACTTTTTCTACTTGTCCTGAGATAAACTCTAACAACATAAATTGTTCTTGGTCTACAGGTGTCTGGTCTGCACCTTTTACTAAGTCTTCTTCAAATAATGTCTGTCTAGTTTCTATCTTATTGAGACGTTCTATAATTCCAAAATAAGCCCACACTGCTGTTGCAGTGATTGCTATTAATCCTATTAAATTTTTAAGTGGTAAGCCAATCTCAGTTTTATCTGAAATACTTGGCATTAGACACTCTGTTGTTCAGCTAGAAACGCAGTCCAAGCATCTTTTACTGCTTGAGTCCAAACAGCATTACATACTGCCTGTACCTCTGCATCTTCGCCTGTAATATCTTGGTCTGGGTGAACTACGTGTCTGTGTCTGCTTCTTGATAACTCTACACCATCTTCTTTGATGACTGTATCAGTAGCAATTTGCACAGCTTTGTATTCGCCTACGACTTCTATTTTAGCGATTTGTGTTTCTTTTGTTATTGCCATTGTTTACTCCTTAATTTGTTTTATATGTTCCTGTCATTATAAAATATTTTCCAGTGCCATCAGAAAATGTTGAAGTATTAATTGTTCCACTGTCATAAAAAATAAATTCAGTTTTATTTTGGTCAAAAAAACCACTGTTTGAAGAATTTGTTGTAGAATTGTTATATCCAAGAACACCTGCTGAGCCAAAAGAAGTATTAACTGTAAATGGCAAATTAGTTATTTTTGCAACCCCACTTGAAGAAGAAAATGAACCAGAATATATATCTGCTCTTACACAAACCAAACTGCCAATTTTTATATACCAACCATATAAAGTAGTACCTGTGGTTGTTCCACTTAATGTAGGTGTCCAAGTACCTTCCTCATAATCATCTAAGGCAGATGTACTACCACCTAAATATATTCCACCTGCTAAATATGCATTTCTAAATCTTACTGCGTTAGTGCCAAAATCCATAGTGTTGTTTGATTCAATACCAGTATTGCCTGTTGGGAATACTGTGCTACCTGCAAATCTAAATCCAGTGTGGTTAGTGGCTGTACTAAAAATTGTTAAATCACCAGACCTTGTACCAATACTACCTACTTCTGTTCCGTCTTTTCTAAGGTCTATAATTAGACCATCACCATTTAATCTATTTGCTATGATTGATTGAGAATTATCTCTAGCTACTCTAAATTGACCACCATCTCTAAGATAATAACCAGTAGATACTGCATCTATACCAATGTTAGTTCCTATGCCTGTTGGTTTTACAAATACATTTTCTGAACTATCAATCGTAATGGCAGTACTAGTCGCATTATCATCAATACCAGTAGATGTAAAATTAGTAATTGTACCTAGTCTAGCAGAGTCTAAAGTTCCTGTAGTTAATGCACTAGCATCATTACTAGCGGGTACATTATCTAACGCAGTAGATTTAACATCACCATTAGCATCTAATAAATCGGATAGGTTTCTTGTTTTACTCACTTGGTTGCTCCTCTGTTACTTCTGGTTCTGGTGGTGCTACATATTCAGCGATTGTGCCGAACTCACCATTTACACATCTTTGATATAAATCTCTGCCATGAGCTTCTACATCTTCTGGATTAGCAGCAAACTCAAGGTATCCTTCGTCTACTAAATGTTCCCATTTAGCTTCTACAATTATGAATGAATGTTCTGCATTTCCCCAACGAGGGTTTTGTGCTTCTATTAAAATACAAGTAAATTCTGTCATTATGAAATCCTTAACATTACTGATGCTTTTCCATCACCACTAGCACCACTATCTTGTGCTTGACCCATTACTCTCCATGTTCCGCTAATATTTCCACTATAATAAGTACCACTACCACTACTATAAGCTAACCCTCCACTAACTGTATAACCTGCAAAATAGTCAGCAAAATTTTCGTTTCTCATCATTGCATAACTACCTACAGAACCTACAGAAGCACTTGCTGTTGCAGTTAGAACTGCTGAAGTAGATAATGTTACTGAACCACCACTAGCTACTGTTACTCCATTCGATATGATTGCCATTATTCTATCTCCGTTAAATTAAATTTATATTTCTTGCCGTTTTTGTTATTGATGAGATACAAGTTCTCCTCACCTTCTTGGAAAGTCCAAGAACCTTTTGTTCCGTCTATATCGTTTCCTTTGTCTAAGCCTTCGTTGCTCATGTGGAAGTCAGAGGTATAGATGTTTCTCCATACGAGAGATGATGAGCCTAAGTCGTAGGTGTTTGTAACATTGGGAAGTAAATGACCACTACTATCAACTTTCATTCTAACAGTGTTAGCTGTCATTAAATCTATTGCTCCACTGTTTTTATTATTTATTTGTAGTGTGCTACCATTGTTCCAAATTCTTGCATCATAATCATCACTAAATGGTGCTTTAAAATCTATATATGCACCACTTGAACCACCCATTTCTAAAGATGCATAACCACTTGAATTTTCAATATTTACATTATTGTCAAAATTACCTTGTCCAGTTACATTTAATCCGTCAGCAGTTAAAGTTCCTGTAACATCAACACCAGTAGATGTGGTTTCAAACTTTTTGGAGTTGTCATAGTATAAATCTACTGAGCCATCTTGATTAAAAACACCCATATTCTCAGTACCTGCACCTTTAGTAATATTTACTGAAGTTCCATTTGTGCCAAGATAAAGATTACCAGTTCCTTCTTCTACAACAAATGAGTTTGAGCCTGAGTGCCATACTTGTAAGTCATTCCCTGTACCAAATCTTGCTTTAACATTGTCATTGAAATCAACACCAGTAGCACCACCGACAGAGGAAATACCAGTAAGATTAGAACCATCTACTGCGGGAAGAACTGAAGGAAATCTAGCATCTGGAATAGTTCCGTCTGTTAGATTGTTGGCATTAAGTTCCGATACTGTAAATGATTTGAACGCATGAACAGTTAATAAATCTCCTGTGGTAGCTCCTGTACCTAAGACAATAGATGTACCAGAAGTAGCTGTGTAATCGTCAGGGTCTAAGACCACACCATTAAGAGTTACAAATAAATTATTAACACTATAAGAAAGTGTAGCAGCATTATCATCACTACCACTAAAGGTAGTTTGACCAGAGGTTGCTGTGTATTCATAAATGATTAAAGATGCAGTACCCGCACTTGAAGCAGCAATCCAGTTTGCTCCGTCATAAACACGCATCTCATTCGCTGAGGAATTAAAATATAAAGCACCAGATACTAAAGCGTTACCATCATTGTCTAATGTGGGGTCTGAAGTTTTACTTCCTAAGTATCTGTCATCAAAAGTGTCATAAGAAGCAGCGGCAGCGGCAGCAGAGTTAGCGGCTGCACTAGCAGAATTAGAAGCATTGGTTGCAGATGTTGATGCGTTAGTAGCAGATATACTAGCAGATGTTGCAGAATTAGCTGCATTGGTTTCGCTTGTAGAAGCGTTAGAAGCTGATGTGGCAGCGTTAGTTTCAGATGTTGCTGCATTAGTTGCTGACGTACTAGCTGCACTTGCCTGTGTAGTTGCAGTTGTCGCTGATCCAGATGCAGATGTTGCTGACGAAGCAGCATTACTTTCAGATGTACTTGCATTGGTAGCACTGGTTGCAGCCGCAGTTGCACTTGTAGCTGCATTAGTTGCTTCTGTTGCAGCTGATGTTGCAGAACTAGCAGCAGCAGTTGCACTTGTACCAGCATTTGTTTCAGCTGTTTCAGCTCCTGTCTGCGCTGTTTCAGCAGCAGTCTGAGCTGTTTCAGCATTTGTTTCTGCTAACTCAGCAGCAGTCTGTGCAGTCTGTGCAGCAGTCGCTGATGTAGCAGCAGAAGTTGCACTAGAAGCAGCAGCAGTAGCACTGGTAGCAGCGTTAGTTGCATAGGTAGATGCTGATTCAGCGTCTACAATTAAATCATAATAGCTAGAGTTAGCGTTACTTGATAAAGGTTGGCTTCCACTAGAAGTGTGAGCGGTATTGACAATATAGATATTTCCATTTGATGTATCTTTAACTAAATCTCTTTGAACATAAGCTGTACTTGCAGCCCAATCTCCTTTAAAATTACCTATTTCTTGTGTAAATATTAATGTATCACCATCACTATTAACGGATAAAATTTTATTAGCTTGTAATTCTGGAAATATTAAACCATAAGCTGTAGATGTAGTAGAAGAAGCTCTTGGAGATAAATTAATATCTACTCCTTGTTGTTGCATCATAGCAACAATTTTGTCTAATTCTGTATTTAATGAATCAATAGGAAACACACCAGTAGTAGCAAAATCTGTACTTCTAGCTATTGGTACATTTCTAGTAATAGTATATGTGTCATTAAGTGTTGCACCAGCACCTAATGTAATAGAACCACCACCAGTAACACCAGCACCAGTAACAGAATATTGTGTAACTGTGCTAGGACTAGCAGCTTTTGTCAGTGTTGTATCAACACCACCTGAACTAGTATTAACTACTACTAAATCATCATCATCAAAAAACTCAAACGGAACTGTGAATGACGTTTGCCCAGCTGTTGCTGTATACTGTATTCTGGGCGATATGTCCGATATTGTTATTGCCATTTATCTTAATACATCTTTCTCTAATTTATCAAATAGTGAATCCAAAAACCATACATTCTGGAATGGTACTAGTCTACGCACATTACGAGCTGTATGATGATTGTATTTACCTGTACCCCATGTCCACATAATATCTGATATATTAGCTATTTGACTAGCTGTAGGCCCTAATATGTCAGGTATAGGATTGTTTAGTATATCTTTGTAAGTACCATATGGCTTTTTACCACCTAATAATGGTCTTAAACCAATCTGGTTATTACCTAGTCTTTCTATAGCATTGTTAATATCAGAAAAAATACCACCTAATCCTGATCTATCAAAACCATCTACTAACTTTTGACCAAATGGTTTTTTACTATAATCTCTACCAAACTGTTTTTGTCTAAATGCATCTACCATCATACCACCAGCCATCAGTAATAATACACCTTGCATAAAGTTCATGTCTTTTTCTTGTAATCCACGCATTAACATTCTTTGTGTAGCTGCTGCACCAAATTTCTTAAACTGTGATATAGCACCACCCATTTCTGTATTAGCCCATAATGGTACATCACCTTTACTTGGGGTAACTATATCTACATTAACCTGTTTAGATAATCCTTGATGATATATTTCAGCAGCTTCTTTAGCTTTAGGAGTATCATCCCAAGCATCACTATTAGCTACACGCATATATTTAAAGTCATTACCATCTGCTTTTGTAGATGTTTTACCATTTTTACCAACACCATGTTTTTGATATTGTTTGTATATTTCTCTAGCAATATCATCTGTAATGCCTAAGAAATTCATTCTAGCTCTATTTAATTTAGAAATAGGCTTTCCTAATGCTATTTTTTCTGCATTTTCTATTATCCTTGTACCATTAAAAAATCCAGCCATAGTTTTGATAGAAGCGTTCCAAGGATTACTAGCGTTTAGAAATGTAAAATAAACATTACCTACTTTACTCATACCTCTTTCCATTTTATTAAATACACCAAAAGCATCTTCTAATCCATACATACCCATAGCTCTTGAGCTATCTACCATGTCTAATGCTTCACCACCTAATTGTGTAGAGTTTTTAGACATTTTTAATATTTCTTTAGCCATACCACTTTGGAACATTTCAGCTTGTATTTTAAATGTTTTAGTTAATCCATTAATCATAACTAATCTAGCTGTATCTACTACTTGTGCTATACCTGTAAGCATTGTAGTAGCATTGTATAATTTCATCATTCTTAAACCTCTACTAAAAGTTCTGTTAGGATCATACGGCAAACCATATGTTCCTCTAACTAAATGTATAGAAGCATCTAAATCTTGAAGGTTTTTAATTTGTTGTTTTGTAAGAAATGATGCTATTGGTAAAGCATTTTCATCAAATCTTTGATTGTAGTACATATCGTACTTTTTGTTTTTTCTTAACATTTCATCAGCAATTTGTATTAAACCTTGTGAATAGTTAGCATCAGTTGACCAACGAGTACCATATCCCATAGGATCACCAAATACTTTTGTAAGTTCTATATCAGGAACTACCTGATTAAAGTAATGTCTTTGTAGAAGCATTATGTCATCTTCCATAAATCCAGCATTCATTAGTTTTGTATAATCAATATCTAAATCTCTACCTAAAAATCTACTAGATATTTTATTAACCTCACCTAATGCTTCTTCTGGTATTTCATTAAGTACATCATCAATCTGTCTTAATCTAAGAGTAGGCTGATATTGCATAAATGATTCTATAATATCGTCAATAATATCTGGAGCATTACCATTCTTCATCATCCATGCTTCTTCTTGTGCTTTAGTCATGTTAGGGCTTTTATTTAACAATGATGGATTTTTACCAGCTAACTTTTCTAGTTCTTCTCTCATTAATGTTTTGAAAAGCTCTGGGTTAGCATCAATAGCATCTCGTCTATACAATGGGTTAATATAATTTTTTCTAAGATGAATACCTTTGGTTTCCATTAGTGTAAGTTTAGCTTTTAACTTTTTTCTTAATACTATTAGGTCTTGTAATTTTTGTACTTTTTTCTTATTAGTAACTGCTTTTCTACCTTCAATACTTCCATCCATTTGTTTTATAAACATATCTAGTCTATCAATTTGATATTTATGCCATGCTATAGAAATACCACTTGCTTGATATTCTCCACCTAATGGGCCATAAAATAAATCTTCTGTATGTTTTGCAGCTGCTTTGACTTCAGGTATAGCTGGTGCATTTGGATTTAATCTAGCTCTAGTAACAGCTGAAGAAAACTCTCTAGGTGTCATTATTCCAGTTTTATCTAAACCTGTACCTAATTTAATGTTTACTGTTTTTTCAAGAAATCCTTGTTCATTTTTACCTATTCTTTTTAAATATGCATTGTATTCACCCATTACTGCATCATCACTAATTTTAATCATGTAATGTCTTGATTTAATTTTTCTTTCAATAGTAGGTGCTGAAGGTATACCTTCAAAGTTACCTCTAGTTAGTAATGGATTTTCTAATACACTAGTAATAAAATCCTGTTCTTCTAAACCACCTTTTTCTAATACTCTAAACAAAGGAGTAAAGCCTGACTTTTCTCCTAAGTAACCCATACCAGTTGGTTGTATTTGATTTGCTTTAATCCATTCTGCTTCTGTTTTAATTGGTTGTGTTGCACCAGCACCTACAGAACCTTCTTTATAAATACCACCACCTACATATTGACTATTAGAATAATGAGTATCCATGTTATCTAATTTATTGGCAGTATCATCAAACTGTTTACCAGCTATTTTATTATTAATTGCTGGAAATAATGCTGGTAATATAAATCCACTAGCTGTTATTAATGCAGTTTCTTCCCATGTTCTTGTAGTGCTTAATCCTTGTTTAGCCATTTCTTCGGTAGCAATAATACTACCTACTTTCCCTGATCTAATTAATCTACTTCCAGTAAATAAAAAACTACCAGCTTTAGTAAATGCAAACAAACTAGATGGATCAGTAAGACCACCTATTACCCTACCTACAATGTAGGATGGTGATCCATTTGCTTTTTTACTATCTTCTATAAAATCTTTGACTAATTTAGTTGTATGTTTTTTACTTTTACTATGTAAAAAGTTTCCAATATATGGCTCTAGTCCTTTTAACTGTCTATCAAAAAATACATTATATGTTTTGTCTGTAACAAACTCAGTATCATCTTGAGCAACAGAAGCATCTACAATGTATTTAAATGCTAAACCAAAAATGTTTTCATCAGCCCAACCAGCTCCAACATCTCTAATATCTTGAAAATAATTTAAGGGCTGTGTTGGATCAGGTCTACCACTAATATTAGGTTTAGCTTGACTAATATCACCTACTGTAGAAAACTCACCCATTTAGTCTAAAACTGATTTTGATTTCTTTTTTATTTGTGGTGATGTTGTAACTTGTAAATCAGGGAAGTATGTCATTTGACCTTGCGACCATGCAGTAATAAATTCTGCTACATCTCTCATCATAGTTCTAAATCCACCATATCCTATTGCAGCTTGACCTTCTGCATCATTCCATAATTCATTTAACAATGCTGGTTCATATTGTTTTACTTCAGCAGCATTTTCACCTGAATAAAATTCATCTGTACCTTCTTTATAGCTACCAAAGTTTCCTATATATTTCATATCTCCAGTTTTTATAAAATTGTTTAGTGCTTCTTTAAATCTTGGCCCAATCCATGTAGAACTATTATAAGCTAATTTTACCAAACCTACTGCTAAGTATGCATTTTTATTTGATTGTAAATCTTTAATACCAGTTAGATTTTCTACTAATTTTAATTTGTCATCTAACATTTTCATCATAACAATATTATTATCTTCTCTAGTTATTGTTTGTTCACCAGTTAATAACTTATCAATATCATAACCAAGTTCTGTTAATTCCTTTTTAACAGTTGCATCTTTTAAAGATAATCCAGTACCAATAGTAGGATCACCATTTTCTGACATCATAAGATCATATTCTGCTTTTTGTATTTTACTTCCTTCAACAGCCATTTCTACTGGCCCACCACCACCACCTCTAGTTCCTACATTAAATGTTTTATTTCTATTTCCTGTATAACCAGAATCATATGCCTGAGCATAGAAACCACCTTCTTGTTTGTTAATAGTATCCATTAATAAGTTAGTTGCTGTATTTTGATATCCCATAGCTGTTTGCTCCTTACCTTCAAATTGTGTAGCTAGATTATCATCAAATACCCCAGCTTTTTTTTGTTGTTGATATGTTAAAAAAGCTATTTGATTTTCTTGTAATTGCCTTTCTACTGTATTCATGTCAATATTAATATCAGGTAGCCATTCAATATCATTAAACATTCTACCTAAATCTTCTATTCCATTTTTACCTTTGTTATATCCATTATAAACAAGGTTAAACATACCTTTAAGTGTTTGCATAACTAATGGTTGTTCTTCTATATTTAAAAAACCATATGTCTTAAAAAAAGCATCTGCTTTAATATTTTGGCTTTTCCAATTTTGCCATGCTTGATTTTGAAAATCTGATCTTACTCCAGATAATGTTAATGATGAATTTAATTCTCTATTAGCCTCAGGTTTAAATCCTGATTCTGGATCGTTAGGATTATTCAATGTCATAAATATTCCATCTCCATCTAAATCCATAGATATTCTATATGTTGGATCACCAATACTAGCTGGATCATAATCAAATCTAATTCTTTTATTGTCCATTAATCCTAATATGTTTTCAGCTGTAAAAAAATCTGCACTTAAACCTAAAGCAGCTCTTTCACCATCTGTCATATTTAATCCTCTATTAATAATAGTTAATGTTGCATCTGTTTTAATTTCATCTTCTGATAAACCTTTTGACATATAGGTTTTAAACATAGGGTATTTTACTAGTTCTTTAGCCATTAGTTATTTTCATCATATCCATATCCCATAGTTCTAATAGTATTTAGAATATATGGTAATTGTTTTTTGAAAGCAGACTTAATGCTTTCTTCTGTCATTAACACTTTGTATGTATCATTATCAAACATACTTGCTACTCTTACAAAAATTTGTTCACCAGCTTCTTGCATAACTAAATTAAATGATGGTTGTAAATCTCTATCTCTACCCATAATATTAAACTCATTATTACCAGTTAATAAATCTGTATCTGCAAAACCAAAACCCCACCAAGGGCCATCTTCTTGCTCATCTTCAAAAAAGTTTTCCATCATTCTATTAAAGTCTGTACTACTATCTGCAATAACATCATTCATAAATCCAATCTTTTCATCTAAAACAGTTTGTTCTGGATAAGTTTTGCTTACCCATTTTTCTATAATTAACTTTTCATATTCTCCAACATCTAAATTTAAATCATTAATTTCTTTTTCAGTAAGGTTAGCTATACCCATATCTAATCTTCCTACTTTTTGTAATTCTTTATGTAGATCTACAAGATTAGCAAAATTCTTATTACCTTCACTATCTCCAAATGCTAAAGGTCTACCTTTTGTTATAGATAAATTATGTGCAAACTCAGCCATATTTCTTAATTGTTGTCTATCTGCTTGTACTTCATAGTTAAAACTATCCATA